CACCAGGGCGTCATAATCGCCCACCCCCGATCGGCCGGCCTCCAGCAGCTCCAGCTCCACCGATTTCGGGATCAGGATCGCGCTGTCGCGCTGCAGCGCCTGGATGGCGCTGAGGATCTTGTCCCGCTCTTCATCGGAGGTGGCGTCGCTGCTGGCCTTGATCGTGGGGAAGCCGAACTTCTCCAGCCAGACCAGCCAGAACTTCAGGCCGTTGCGCTTGAAGAACACCGGCCAGTAGAGCGCGCTGGCCAGCCCCAGCCCATAGGGATCGTCGTCATTGTCCCCGCCGATGGTGAAGGTCCAGAACTTGGCCGGAGGCAAGGTTTCGCCCGTCGGGTTAGCGGTGGTCAGCAGCCGCAGCCCGTCTTGGGCATGGAAGCGGAAGCGCCGCTGCTTCTTCACCTTGATCGCCTCGATGCCGATCAGCCCGTCCTTGCGATCGGCCGGGCGCTGCCACAGCATCTCCGCCACCGCGTAGCCATAGAAGACGCCATAGAGCATCTTGCGGGTGACGCGGTCCCAGCTCACACGCTTCAGCTCGGCCTCCAGCCATTCGGCGGCCTTGCGATCGGCCAGCCGGTCGCTGGCGGGCTCCACGATCGTCTCCCGGCTGGTCAGGGCCAATTGCCGCTGTTGCAGCACGGCCGACACCTGATCGTCGCGCAGCAGCTCTTCATAGACCGTGTAATCCCAGCCCCGGCCCGCCAGCACCTTGTCCTGCGGCATCAACAGCAGGCCATCCACCCAGCCACGCGTGACGTCGCGCCCGCCGCCGATGGTGGCGATGGCTTCGAACAAGGGAGTCTTGGGCACGCCGTAAGCCATCGTTAATACCCCGTTAGATTGACGCGGCCGAACGCGGGCTGATCAGACCCGCTCTCGCCAAACCGGCTCATCGGATCTGCGCCTTGGGCGAAGGCGCCGAGGCTGGCGCGGCCCTGGCCGCTGCTGACGAACTCGAACGGCCCGGCCGCCCCGTCGGCGGCGGCGATGCCCAGCCAGGCGGCCCAGGCCCGGTCGGCGTGGCCGTCGCCATCGCGATCGGCGACCAGGCGCGGCGCGCCGGTGGCCGACGCCACGCGCTTGATCTTGTGCAGGTCGGCCCGCAGCACGGGATTGCCGGCGGGGATGCGGACCTGACGGTCCTCGAAGGCGCCGCGCGCGACGGTCGCCACCTCCAGCTTGCGCGGGCCGCTCATCAGCACGCCCTCGACCCGCGATCCATGTTTCCGCTTCCAATCCTCGACCGGCTTTTCGCCCATGCCAGTCTGATCGGCCGCCAGCCGGAAGATGCGATAGCGCTTGAACAGATAGTCGATCGCGGCGTCATGGGCGGCGAAGGGCGCGTTGGCGATCTCGATGATCTCCCGGCACCACAATATGTCGCCCACTTCTTCCCAGACCCAGGCGACCCAGAGATCGCGCCGGCGCGCGATATCGACGCCGACATAGCAGGGGCCGCCCTGATACCCGTCCGGATCGCCGGCGCCGGGATGCTCGCAGGCCAGGATGTTCTCGAAGGTCAGCCAGGATCCGGCCACGTCCAGGAACTGCAGCTCGTATTCCTGGCTCCACATTTCCTCATCCGCCAGGCCGTCGCGCAGGGCCTGGACGTCGCGCGGGAGGCCGTCGGCGACTGCCTGATGGATGTCCACCTGGTGGCGCGACCAGGTCGCGTCCTTGGCGGTCATCAGCTCATAGAACTTGTTGTCCTTGCCGTTTGGCGTGGAGGTGATGCGCAGCTTCAGGCCGGGGGCGGAGATCACCGGGAACAGCGCCGCCCAGATCTGGCGGCTGTTCTCATGGAAGGCGAATTCATCCAGGAAGACGTTGGCGCTATAGCCGCGCGCGGTGGCCGGGTTCGCCGGCAGGGCCGTGATGACGGAGCCGCCCTCCAGCTCCACTTCCAGCGCCTTGGTGTCCACGTCAAACTGGAAGTCCTGCTCCTTGAAGCCGATCTGATAAGCCCGCGCGTGCTTCTTCACCCCTTCGTTCATGGCTTCCCGCGCCTGCCGTTCGCCGCGCGAAAGGATCACCCAGCGGCGGCGCTGGCCAGCGGCGAAGCCGGCCGCGCAGTCGTCAACGATCTCAAGGGTGGTGGTGAAGGTCTTGCCGGTCTGGCGGGCGAACATGCCGATCTTGAAGCGGCTCTTGTCCTGCAGCCAGCGCCGCTGAAAGCCATAGAGCGGGATTGCGGGCGCGAGAGAGGGCGGGGGCTTGGCAGCCATCAGGCCGCGTCCACGATGCCGTAGACGTCGCGGCGGATGCGGGCCAGCGCGGCCGCCTTGTCCACTTCCACGGCCGCCGCGTCGATCGACGCCTCCACCTTGGTCTTCATCTCCGCCGCCAGCTCCGCCCGGATCGCCTTACGCAGGTCGATCTGGTGGCGATCGGCCTGACCCAGGCTCTTCAAGGCGGAGGCCATGAAGTTCAGCTCCTTCGGGTCGAAGGTGACGTCACCCGACTGCGCCCCCAGGATCAGCTTGAAAGTGACGGCCTGCATCATCTCGATGTTGAACCGGCCCAGCTGGCTTTCCGGCGCGTCGTCCAGCTTCTTGCCCAGCACCTGCGCGATTTCGCGGGTTTCCCGTAGCTTCTCCGCGATGGCGTCCAGATCCTGGGTCCAGCGGCCGACGGCCGAGCGCGAGACATCCTCCACCCCCAGCTTGCGCAGATGGGCCAGGATCTCGTCGATCGTGCGGCCGTTCTCGCGCAGATCGGCGCAGGCTTTCCGGATCTCGGGGGGCAGGCGCTGCAGGCGGCTGGGGCGGCCCATGATCGGCCTATTTCGGCGCGGGGCGTTTGACGCCGGGATGATCGGCCGCGCCCTGCGCGACATCGAGGCCGCGCGCGGACAGCGTGGCGACGACGACGGAATCGAACTCCTCGATCGTCACCAGCCCCTGTTCGCGCAGCCAGGCCAGATCGCCATGCACGCGGTCGCGGCTGACCCGATGCGCGAAGGACTGGAGCGCGGCCTGCAGCACGGAGGAATTGACGGAATAGCCCGGCGCTTCCGACAGCAGACGCAGGATGGCGAGGCGGCGGTCTTCCTCAAGCGCCTTGGCGAAGCTCATGATTTACCGTTCAGCAGATAGTCTTCGATGCGCGCGATGGAGGTGCGGATCTGCGAGAGCGAATCATCGACCGCTTCGACCTTCGCTTTCATCTCGCGATAATCCGCCTGCAGGCTGCTCAATTGGTCCCGCGTGGCGCATTGCGCCGCCACCGCCTCGACGTTGGTCAGCCGGATGGAGAGGGCGGCTTTATCCTTTGACGCGGCGTCCTCGATCTTGTCGATCGACGCCTTGTGCTCGGCGCGCGGGGTGAAGTTCACCTTGGCCCACAGCACCGCGAAGCCGGTGATCAGCAGCCCCACCCATTGGGCGATGACCGCGAAATCCTTCAGTTCCGACAGCGTCATCACGCCGGCTCCCGCATGATTTCCAGGGCTTCGCAATGCCGCTGAACCCGCCCCAGCCAGGCGCGCAGATGGATCAGCCCCAGATGGTTCAGCTGGCTGGCGTCATCGGCCACTTCGTCGCCGGCTTCCGGGCAGGCGGGCGGCTTAACCACGGTCACGTCGTTGGCGCAGGAAGCGGTCAAGCTCAGGATCAGAAGGATCAGGGCGGTTTTGCGCATCGATCACCTTTTCCGAAATTTCAAGGGCGGCCTTGGAGGATTGGGCGGCGGCCTCGGCCCTGGCCCGGCCGGCCGCCAACTGCCGGACCAGCAGCAGCACGGCGCAGACCACGCCGAAGACGCAGGCCCCGATGGCGATCCAGGCCGCGACCGGCATGAACCGTCAGCCGATCTTCTTGGAGGCCGTGATCCGGCCGACGATCGCCACGCCGCCGCCCAGCAGGGTGGCGAGGCCGGTGATCAGCTCGACCAGCTGGGCCTGATCATCAGGGGCGATCGAGTAATGGAACAGGCCGGCGATCGAGGCCGCGACCGCGACCAGGCCGCCGATCACGCCCTTCGACAGATACCAGGGCTTGGTGTCTTGAGCTTCCACAAGTCTTCTCCTTGACGGGTCGGTTAACGGTAGGCGCGGTTCAGCCAGCCTTGCAGGAAGGCGGCGGAATCGGGCCGGGCGGCGGCCAGGGCACGGAAGAAGCCGGCGGCTTCCGATCGGATCGCCGGCATCAGGCGCAGGGGGCCGATGCTGGACAGGGCGTCGGCCGTGCGCGGCCCGATCACCCCGTCCTCGACCAGTTTTGGCCCGTCGCAGGCGCGCAGGGCGCGTTGCAGGATCCGGCAGGCCATGTTCGGCCCCATCACCACGGCGAGGTTCGCCAGCTTGCGCCGGACATAGGGGACCAGGGCGGGGAAGCCCTGGATCAGCCAGAACCGGTCGTAGTAGAGGCGAACCGCCAGATGCAGCGGCAGCATCTTGATGTCGTCGGCGTCGATGTCGCCGTCCCGGTCAATGTCCAGGCTCTCGCCCGCCGCGTGGCTGACCTGCCGCGCGAAGCGCAGCGACACGCCATAGCGCGTGGCCCCGCCCGGATCCTTGGCGTGGTTCACGAAGCCGCCTTCATCCAGGCGGATCAGCTCGGTCACGAAGGTGCAAAACCCCAGATCGGTCGAGAGCCCGGCCCGGATCAACGCCTCATTGATCTCGGCTTCGCTGGGCGCGGCGGCGGTGGGGGCGGTGGGGGCGGCGCTGTTCATGCCGTCCAGAATGCCGCCCCGCGCGCGCGCAGCGCAGCCCGCCGGAAAACAGGGGGAGTCAATGGCGTTTTATTGACTCGACGATCTCGGAAACAACGACAGACTGTTGCATGATTCGCAACCTAAGGAGGGTCCATGACCACCTACCAGATCGCTCATATCGTCGAACAGGGGCAGCAGATCATCCTCATTCCGGTGGATGATCAATTCGAGTACAAGCTCCCCGAAGATAAACAGTCAATCCTGGGGAGCCTTCAATTCTGCGCCACGTCTGCGCGGTTGGCAGGCACGGTTGTCTTGGTCTGGAACAATCCAAGTGGAAGACTTGCCTTCATGGGGCCGCATCAGTGGCACCCATGGCTGCGAACGTTAACGATGCAGCGGGTTATCGGCTCATTGAACAATACGTTGATCTGCCAATTCTAGCCTTCACCTCACAGCTACTGGCCGGTCCCGATCGCGACGTCAGATTCGGACGCAAGGGTTGATCGCATCGGGACCGGTACGGCGAACCGAACCAAGGCTGCGTCGCGATAACCCCCGACCACATAGTTTTCGAACGTCTTGGCCAAACCGATCACGTCTTCTGGATCGACCGTCTCAGAGGTCTTTTGAATCTCACGGAACAGTTGAACAGAGGCGTTTAGGCAGCCGAGCCGAAGTTTAGCGCCTTCCAGCGCGGGATCCGCGCCGCTGCCGATGTTCTGGATCGCATAGAGCAGATTTTCTAGATAAAGCTTCTCTTCGTCGGTCGCGAACATAGGATTTGCCTCGGTTAAATCGATATGAGGCCTGGATTTTCGCTCGATCGCGCGGCGATCGGCAGACCGACAGAAACCGGGGGCGGGGTCAGAACAGGCGGATCTGCCTCGGGTCCTCTTTGCCATGCGGCGCGCGGCCGCGATGCTTCTTGCCGCAGACCAGGCAGTGGTCGGGCTGGTTCGCTTCCACGGCGGCCGCTACGGTCTCCACGCCCGCGACCAGGCGGTGAACCCGGTTCTCTGACAGTTTCAGCTTTCGCGCGATCTGCGGCACGCTGTGCCCCTGGCGGCGCAGCTGGCGGGCGTCCAGCCAGTTGAGGTAGGGCCGCGCGCTGGGGATGCGCAGCTCGCCCTGCCCGAAATGCCGGATGATCAGCAGCGCGGCTTTCCGGCCGACGGCCTTCACCAGGCCGTGGTCGCGCTTCAGCCCCTGCTCGGTCGGGATCCAGAGGCCGCCGCCGCCCTTCCAGCGGGCGATGGCGATGGCGGTCTCCACCGTGGTCAGCTTCGCGATTTCCTGCAGCGCGCCGGGCAGCGCCTCCGGCTGAGTGACGTCAGTCATGGGCTTCATCCTGAGCCTGTCGAAGGGCCTCGCCCTGAGTCTGAACCGGGCGCCGCCCCCAGGCTTTCAGCGCTTCGATCACCTTGGCGGCGTCGGAGGGATCGTTAAGCCAGCTCGCGGAATCGAGGCCGGTCTGCCGCTTCACGAAGGCGTCGATCGCCTTGTCATGCTTTGAGCGGACCTTCCCCTGGTCGTAGAGCTTCAGCCACAGCGTCAGCACCATCCGCGCCTGCGGATGGGCGGATCGCCAGC